ATGCTAGATGCCGGATTCCATATAAATAAAACTTCAGCACTTATGTCGGATTGTTGCATTATATCCTGATTCAAAATGGCTGTCGCTTCATCCAAATACGCCAGATTCATCCTGACCACTCTGTACTTCAATTTGTTCTGGAAGAACTCCACCCCACCAATGGATTTATCAACGGTCGTATCGGATTCTATGCTAATTGCAGCGCCCAGACTCATGTTATTCTCAGGCTGATAGGTCTGACCCAAAAAGACTCTGCCAAGTGACACATAACCCGCCGGGTTATCTGCATCGAAAAATTCAATCTGATAATACTGCGCGTTTGTCAGATCTGTTTGTGCGTGGATCAGAGTGTGCCTATCAGCAGTGATTTGGTCGGGTGACATTGTGAGATCCCAAAAATCGTCATCTTCCCATTCATAATAGCCGTATGGCATATCAGGCCATACGTTTATAGTCCCAGAATCGTATACGAGTGTGCTGTATGCTGCATCAGAGTAAACTCTATAGCGCCATGTAGCCGTTGCGGTTAGGTTATGATTGACGATTGCAATAGCGCCTATTAGACGGGTTTGAGCAGTAGCAAACCTGAATCTTGTGTTTGTGCTATCGGTATCTACAGATCTTGCTTCTATTGAGATGATGCCATTCTTAACGTTTGCTATGGGGTAGCTAATATTCCAGTTACCATAAAAATCGTCTATCGAACTCTCATCTATCCTATTCTTAAAACCAATGATACAGTTTGACATTTATCAGCCCCATAAAGTTAATTTGGCTACCCTAGAATAGTAGTCTGTCTCTACGCCTATTATGCTAAAATCTTTGCCAGCATTTAGGCCAAATCTGTCTAATTGTAGTATAACGACGGCGCCAATCCTATACATCGAAAGAATTTCGATGTCAAATAGTTCACGAACAGTCACGACATAAACTACTCTTTTCTGACCATAGAGCGTTAACAGTCTAGCTGTTTCTAAAGCAGCGTCAGCAGAATCATTCAACAAAGTGTTTATAGTTAATTCTTCTGAGTTTGGATATATTGTTTTTATAGAAGGATTTTCTGAAAACACAGTTCTGTATTCTTTAGCTAAATAATTTTTATCTGCGCTGAGTACAGTAGAAGCTAGATCGGTAGCGGTTAAAACTCTATCTATTTTCTGGTAATTAAGATTTATTTTCCAAATAGGAACTCCATTACCTGTATCTCTTGTCCTAACCCTTTCAATATCAATTATATTATTTGAATCAAGAATACCGACAAGCGTTCCTGTTGTTCCATTAAACACACCACCGTCTATGCTTGTTGCTGACCAATCACTACTTCCAAACCAAGATCCGACTGACCCAGCTAAATCAGTCACCAAAGACCTATAACTTGAAGAATCTTTTATGTATATTCCAGCTTCATAAACTGGCAAAGATCCTGTAAAAAATTCAGTAAAAGATCCGTAGGTTAGGATGTTACTTATAGCCTCACCTACCGTGCCAGCACCACCTACATTACATATCACGCTGCCGGTGGGTGCGCTGCCTAACCTAAAATAAAGTCCTTCAGGGCCGTCATATACTCGATAACTTCCAGCCGTAACCGATCCGGTGTTTAGATCTGTTACAGATGAAAAGGCCGGTGTTTGTAAAGTTAATTCTACCCCGTTGTCATAAACATTTTTTACAGTCCCATTATATGTATTTATCTGATATGTAAACAAAACCACGTTTATTAAGACCGGATTTACATCAACGTATCCAGTAGCATCACAAGTAACAATGCCGTTGGGCGCAACACCGAGTTTGAAAAACAATCCTTCAGGGCCGCGATAGACTCGGTAAGAACCGGGTGTAACAGAACCAGCCACCATAGCCGCTACCGATGAGAACGGGGGAGACTGAGGTGGAAGCACGACGCCCTTGTCATACACGTTCTGTATTGTCCCTGCGCTATCAGATATTTGGTATATCCATACAGCCGTGTTAACTTGAACGGGTTCTATGCTCTTAACAAAACCCAAAAGCCTCGGTATCGTTTGTCCTTTTATGTCATCAGTTCCATCTATTCCATTTGGTAAGATGTTAGTGCCGCCGTAAACCGAAGTCAGCAAAGGTTTATCTAAATCTGCAATTATGTCTCTTAAATTTATTACGACTTTAGTTATAGATAACTCAATGGAATCTATAACAGTGGTTATGTAACCTACGCCAGTCCCGTCGTCTAGGTAAAAAGAAACAATAGCTTGTTTACCCTCAAATGCGTAATCAGCCATGTAATCGAGAGCGCCATCGGAGTTTTCAAGTTCCAGATAACCGTAAGTTTTGGCATTGGCTCCCGATGTTGTTCTGTCTGAAAACATCGAAGATGTAACCGTAGTAGGTGTAGTTATCCTTGGTTCATAAAAATTATCATATAGGCTAAAACCATATATCGAAAAATAGAACGATGTAGTTGTTATGCCGTCTAGTGTAGTTCCGTCAAACTGGATACCATAATTTCTCACGCTGAAGCCTCCAATTTAGCTTTCTTGGCAAGTACCGCCATCTCTGCTTTCAAACCTTTAAGTTCTTTTATCAATTCGATATTAGCAGTTTGCTGGACTTTTACCAAGGCTTTCAATTCCATCACTTGAGCCTTCATAACCTCGGTTTGCTCTTTCTGGTTCTCACCGCTGGAAGCCAAAATGCTTTGCGTCTGCCCTGCCGTGTAGACCTGACCCGGCTGTGCAAAGTTAATCAGTTCTGGCCCTTGCTCACCCACCAAAGCCATGCCGGGGGTGGCGTAGCCGCCTTTGGCGTAGGTGGCTGTAAAGGCATATCGGTTATCAGACCAGACATCTGTTCCCGCGCCTGCTGTGGCTGTCCACTGTAGCCACGGATGGTTAGCCCTTATATCAGCCCAGAAATCCCTAATAGCCTGTTGCTTTTGCGCTCTGACCGAATCTTTCATGGTTGCGCCCAACTCCTTATACATGGCGTTTATCTTAGCCTGTTGGGTAGCCGCGTCGTTCTTTCTATCCTGAGAAGTTTGCGTCGGGGTGGTCGGTGTTACAGGAACTACTGGGGTTACGGGAGTAGGAACGGTTGGCGCTACAAATGTAGGCGGAGCCGGTGTTTCACCGGGTTTTGCAGTTGCTACAGCGTTAAGATACACAGCAAGTTTAGTGTTGTATTCTGCTAATGCTTTAGATAATGTACCAACAGCGCCAGTAACGGTTTGCATAGTGGTGTCAAGCGTAACAAGATTTTTATTGGCTTGTTCTGCTTGTAATAACTGCGCGTTCATTATATCAATTTGTATGTTCCCGCCTTTAATACCATTTTGCAAACCATCCAAAACGGCTTGAAAATCTGTTTGGTATCCGGGGCCGGACGCAAACATCTTCTGAGACGCTTCTAAGAATTGCTTTGCAACGTCCGGTAGATCTGCTAACGCTTGGGCATTGCCCTGTGCAGCACCCGCCGCTGTAGACGTAAAGAGGTCTTTAGCCAGCTTGTAAGCATCTTGGGGCGATATGTTAGGCGACTTCGGGCCTGTCAGTTCGTTGTAGTACGTCTGGATACCTTTCACCAGACCCACAAAGTTGTCTCGCAACTTCAGCAAATTATCGTATGCCGTTTTCAACGATCCTTGCGAAGTCGTTAGCGCCTCTGACGCATCGGTAAGAGCGTTCACATTTTCTGTATATTGTTTGGTCAAAGCATCCATGCCCACCATAGCCAGTTGTCTTTCTAGCCTAAGTGCTTCTTCCGCTGCGGCTGGATCTTGTTTGGCTAACAGTTTGTAAACTGCTATTTGTTGGTTTACTGTTTTAGTGTATGAGTCTCGTATGGTTTGGTTGGCTTGCTCTGTGATACTGGCGCTCAACTCCGCTGCGTCTGCAAACTCACCTGCCAATGCAAGAGCCTTTGCGTAGGTGGCCTGACCAGCGGCAGAAGTATCTTTGCTCAAAGCATCAAGGAATTTTACATAGCTTCCTTTGGCGTCAGTCACTACCCCAGTGGTTTTATCTACCGTAGCACTGAGGCTAGGCATGGTTAGCCCAAGGGCGCTGAACTTGTTTGAGAGCGTCTGTGTATTTGCACCTAGTTTCTGGGTATCAGTAAAGTACCTATCGAAATAGGTCTCAAGATTTGTTCTGAGTTTATCTATGCCGCCTGACGCTGTTATCAATGTGTTTGACAAGTTGACACTTGCCTGACCCACGGAAGCAAATAGCGACTTAATTTCTATAAGTTTGCTAAAATTCTCTATAGCATCTTCAGCCGTTCCCGGAAGTGCCGCCATTACATCCTTTAGATCCGAGGTGGCATTGGAAGCCAAGATAGATTGAACAACTATTTGCTTCTCAATATCACCTTTCTTATCCATTACTTGTGCATAAGAAATAGCTTCGATATTGAACTGTGCAAGTTTTGCTTTGCCATTTGTTATCGCGTTGGCAACACGGTTAAATGTCTCAAAGTATCCTTCCCCTACAATTCGTGATTCTTTATAGGCCGGGGTAAGTTTCTTAGACCAAAGATCGGCTTGCTTATTTATTGCAGCATTTAGCATTTCGCCATTCTTCTTAGCATCATCGGTAAACGGAATCTTGCCCAAGTTTATCTTGAGTTTATCGAGTTTGCTCATAAACTCTGCGCCGCCCATACCAACTAAGTCGGCTGACTTTATGAAAGTTGTCCTTAACTTATCAAATACGTTTACTACCTGATCGCTGATTGGCTTCGGAAGATTGCTAAAAGTTGTCTCTATTGATTGTTTAGTTTTTGATATAAGTCCAAAGAAGTAGCCTTTGGTCTTTGTCACCAACACATCTACATATTGTTGACCTTGTATGCTTTCAGAATCGAGCAGTTTGCCGAGTCTGGTAGGTGTGAACGTAAGTCCTTGCCCTGCCAATTCTCTTTTTGTGTTACCAGCACCAAAAGCAAGGATGCTAGATCCTGTCTTGCCAAGATTTAGCCCGCTAGTATCGACCTTGAACGACACTGCTACCGCTGCCGCGAGGCCAGTCATTGCCGCCGATAGTTCTTCAAAAGCCTTTAGCAAACCCTGACTATAGTCGAGGTCGGCAGTGCTGTTCTCTGCAATTATGTCGAGAGAGTTTTGGATAGAGTTGGAAGCCTCTGCGCCTCCCAGTACCGTTGATCCAAGGGTGGACGCAAATGCTTCTTCCTGTTGCTTTGCGTAATCCTTGCCTGTCATCGTGGGCGCTGCACTGGCCCCACCGCTGATAGCAATACCAAGTCCGGCCATCAAAGCCACCCAAGCCGCTACACGAGCAAAAGCGGAATATGGATCACCAGAAGATCCCTGATTAGCTGCGCCTTCAGCCGCTTTTGCTTGTGCGCCAGCGGCAGAATTAGCAACTTCCTTGGCTGTGTTGGCATCCGACAAAATGCCCATAGTGGTGAGCGATTCGGTGAAAGCCGTGAGCAAGCCGCCCATCTGCTGGATCTGCTTAACGGCAGACATAACGGACTGCGCCATCTCAAAAGCCCTAAAGACTTTGACAGCCGTACTCATCGCCTGATACCCAGCGGTTCCTTTCTTGAAGAACCCCTGTGCAGCTTGCGTTATGTCACCATAACTTTTGATCTGTGCTTTTGCTGATTTTTGCGAAGCATCTTGTTCAGCCTTAGCTACTTTTGCTGGATCGCCTGCTGCTTTTTTGATTTCCTCTTGCTTCTGAACTTCGATAGCGACTTGTTGTTTGCCATATTCAGCCATCGCTACAGCCATTCCACCAATAGCCGCGCCTACGGAATCAAAAGCTTCTGTAAGCCCTTTGGTAACTTCTTTTGCATATTCTAGATTGGAGTTCATCACCTCCAACATACGCAATGCTTCTTCACGAACATCCTTTTCTTTTCCAGCAAGTTCGCCAGTAGCACTTTTTAACGCTTCTATTGAAATTAAATACTGCTGTACTAGATTTAATTGCTCTTTAGATATGACGCCCTCTAAACCTTGAGTCCGTTCATATACAGACTTCATTACGCCTAGTTGTTCTGTGGAAGCGCCTGCTGCCTTAGCCGCAGATAATTTTAAGAATAGGTCTAATTCTTTCTGATATTCCAAAACAACATCGTTAGTGACCGCCTTTTCTTTTTGCTTGCTTTCGATAGCTTGCTCAGACGCTTGTCTTATTTGTTCGTTTAGGTCTATCTGTTGCTGTGCAGATTGCTCATTGAGAATCTTTACTTCATTTTCTACACCTAGCCTAGCAGTCTTGAGTGAGATTATTTCTTCTTCTTTTAATCCTAACTCAGAAGCCCTGTTTAATTCTTCTGTATATCCAGCATAAGCTGCTTTTAGCACCTCACCTTCAACAGTTACTATGTCTTGTTTGATTCCAAACTCTTTGCGAAGGCTTTCTTCACGGGCTTTTGCAAGGCTACTGATGATGCCTTCTTTCTGTTGAGCAGAAGTCGCGCTTTCTATCTGCAACTTGAAATTAAACTCCATCTGATCGCGCTCAACTTCCAAAGCCTTTAAGCGCGTCTCGGCCTGCGCCTTGAACAATTCTGCTGCTTGGCGCTCTGTCTCCATTCTTTGTTTGATCGTGGCTTCCAAGACCTTTTGTGCTTGCTCTTGGGCCTTTAGAATCTCTTTAGGATCTGGGGTGTTAGGCGCTGCCTTTGTTTGCCCAGTGAAGTACGGAGTTTGCGCCGTAGGTTCGGGTGGACGCCATTCTCCCCGGCCCATTGCCATTAGCTTTTGGATCTCTGGATCTATCTGTGATCCCGCGCTTTGCAGCCCGACCATTTCACGAAGGTTTTTGTTTAAGTCGGCTACTGCATCAGAGTAAAATTTGAAAAAACCTACTACATGGGTTACGGCAGGTACAACAACATTTGAAATAGAATTTGCAACATTATCAAGATTTTTAGCAAAATAATCTATCGCTTCGGCCAATCGTCTAGTACCTTGTTCAGATTGATCGGCGTTCCCTAGCCATCTCGTTACTGCTGTTTGGAGGTTGGTTAGTGCATCCCCAACTGTTATCGGTATCTTTTTGAAATCTGTTTCTATAGCTGCCCTTTGCGATAACAAAGCGTTTATTATCGTTTGCGTAGTAAGTTTACCTTGCGCCGACCACTCCCTTAACGTGGCTATGTTTACTCCCAGTGAAGTAGTAAGAGCGGTTACTACTCGTGGCATGTTTTCGGTTACTGATCTAAATTCATCACCATTCAGTACTCCGGCTTGCATTGCTTGGCTGAATTGTTGCAATGCCGCTGCCGTCTCGGTAGTAGATGCTCCTGAAATCTTCAAAGACTTTGTTACTAAATCTGTCATTGCAAGCACTTCAGCCTGACTCTTACCTGAGTCAGCCATTGCTACAGACATTCTGTAATAAAGTTGTGTTACTTCTTTTAATGGCGCTCTTGAATCTATCGCTATGCGATATGTTTCTCGCATAGCTGTTGCCAATTCCATTTGCGTCCCAGAGACTAATTTGGTTCGGGACAACAATCCGGAATACTCATCTGCCAGCTTAGTAAACTCGCCTACCGCAGTTACGGCTGCCTTTGCAGACAAGAAAGCCGCAGCAAGACCCATCCACCCAGACTTGAGCCTGTTTAGGACTGAGATTTGATTCTCGCCTTCGGCTTTAGAAATAAGCGGTAGGTTTTGTGTGGCCTTGTCTAGGTTTAATTTCTCTATAGTGTTAGCTGCTTTGGCTAACTCATCAGCCCATTTAGTAGCATTAAGGCGCTTTGTGCCTATTTCAGATAGTTTTTCCCATGCGGCAGCATAATCAACTATTTTGCGAGGACTAAGGCTGTGAAAATTTTTTAGAGAATTATACAGGGCGTCTACGTTATTCCGCGTACCCGTAAGACCTTGCATCCCTAGTGCCGCACCAATGCTTCTGGCATTGGTGGATATTTCTTGAGCGGATTTTTTGAATTCTGCGCTGGCCTTGGTGGACGAACTACCAACTTGCGATACTACTTTGGCAAAATTCTGGGCATTGCCTATCGAAGTACCGAGGTCAACGGATACGCGGATACCAGTTTGGATCAGATCTTGCATTTTTGGGCCTACGGTGTTTGGTGTTCACCGCAGTATACCAAAAATGGCAGGTGGTCAAGGGTAAAAAGTCAGCCGGGAGCAACTTGGGTGGCGGTGACAATTATGGAAGGGCATCTTGGCCGAACAGGGGAGGTTCCTGCTGGAATAGCGGCAAGCGCAAGATTCTCATGATCTGCGCCCCACATTATTTGCACATAGTCGTTTGCATTTACTGAGGTTACATAATTCCATGCAGCAACCAACGCACCATTTTTACCGCCATGCTTTGCGGTAACAGACAAGTCACTACAGCTATCCACAATATCTATGCCGTTTTTTCTAAACCAGATAAATACGTTATAGATGTTGGATTGCGGGTTGACTATCTGTGCGCTAAATTGAATGTTATAAACACCTGCGTAGTTAAACTTTATTTTGCTGCCATCAATGATGCTAACACCATTGTTTTCGTCCGTTATGCCTATCTGCATAGCATATGCTATTGTCGGATCGGTTACGGTCTGTGTCGTTACGTCCTGAAATGCGCCGTAGTAACCGGGAGATCCTGCAATGCCCTGAATACCTTGCGGCCCTTGTGGGCCTTGTGGCCCTATTGGGCCAGTAGAGCCGGGAAGTTCTACGACATTAGCCTCTGCTGCGGCTGTGACTATTACGGTGGGTGTGGGGGCTTCTACGATGGTTACTGAGGCTGTCGAGCCTTCAATGACTTCGACATAACTGGTCATTGCGTAACCTCTGGATAAATGAACGCTACACCTTGTAAAAGTCTAGTCACGACACCGCCAGACGTTTCAAGTTCGAGATCATAAACCATCTTCTGTGATGGCTTGTTATCGTGGTAGAACAGTGAAAGATAATCGACGGATATGCCAGCAGTCTGTGTTTTGGTGGCAGAAATAACCACTGTCCCAGCAGCCCCACCCAAGACAATCCCGCTGGAAGATGTGAGGCTCAATTTGACAGTCGAATCGTTGTAAGCCTTCCTGATCTGCATCCTTGCGGTATACCCAGTCAGATTGACTGGGGTTCCCGTGTCGTCCTTCCAAGTCAAACTCAGCGACCAGTTCGCGCCTTGATCTATATGAATGTCGTATACACCAGCTTGCATTTTGGTCGCCTCATTTTTTAGGTTTGTTGAGAATGGGCAATGCAGCCCTTTCCATTACCTGCAATCCCAAGAATATCTCTTTGGCCTTTGCGCCTTTGTGTCCGTAATTACGAATTACACATTCGCAGTCTGGATACCGCAATCCGTACCATACCCAATCGCTGCCCATACCCGGTACTTCTCTACGCCATTGGGTGTGGCAGGCGATAAACACCTGAACTGTGTCCCAGTTTTCCTCGAATACTTCAAAATTGGTGTCCAGTTCCTCTACAGGGCCAAAAGCATCTTCAGGTAGGCCAAAGGCCGCGAGATCATCGGCTAGAGCCTTGGTGTCGGTTGATCCAGAACCGCACCAATGCTCTGCCGCGTCTGCTAGTTTTTTCTCTTAGCACCGCCGCCCAGCGTACACTCGAAGAACGTCTTAACGATCTCACCGGCGGCATTGGGGTATGCGTCTAGCAAAGCATGGACGTTTTCACGGGTAAACGGTAGATCTTTTCCAGTCTCATCCTGAACATAGCGCCATCCATCTGCAATTTCCATAACGTAATCAACATCACGCTCAAGGCTATCGACTTCAAAATCGCTATTGGCTGCATTGTCTTGTTCCTTTTGCAATTCGTTAATTTTAGATCTGGAAATGCGCTTGAACCTAAATTCAAACTTCTGAATTTGGCTAGTGCCGCTCTCAGTTACAATCGGAAGTGAAATGCTGTAGAAGAAACTTTCAGCTTTGGGCTTTAGAATAAATGCCATTTGATACACCTATCTGTCTGTTGTTGAAAATAAGTCCCTGCCTTCATCGCCCACTGGCAGGGGAGTGGTAGACAGCCCGGAGCAAATCGGGTCGCGATTAGATGGTGGCTGTCTGGCCTAACGCGCTATTTCAAAATGAGGCCCGTCAGGAAACGTCGATGATAACTTGAATCGTCCGTTTGTCATAGACATACCTGATAGTTTCGTCCATGCCCCACCCCAGACAATTTCAATACCCAATTCCTCGGCTGCTTTTTTCATTGCAGCCGCAATCCTATGGTAATGCGCCCAATCCCAAGTGACCTCACCTTTAACCACTGCCGCTAAATCCACGGCATGACCTGTAAGGTGCTTACTGTTCATGGTCTTACTAGCGCCTTTCGACACCAGATATTGCTGTCTTTCGCGGGTTCGCAAACCTTCGATAACTCGAAAGTCCACCTCAGACAACTCTATGGCGCGTTTTACGACTTTTGCTAAGTCTTGATCCACGCCATTGAGCCGTTCAAGGCTTTTTTGTCCGAGGACAAAGCCGCCCATTTTATTTCACCACAAGCCTTAGTTCGTCGTTTCCGAGTACCGGCAATGCCAAGATGGATTGATCCAGCATGACGATACCATCGGAATCGCTGTACTTCGGGTCGGTCAACTGTGCGTTCGGCAAGAAAATTGCACAGGTGTTGCCAGCCGCAGTGCCATTCTCGATCAGGAAAGGCGACTTGGTAGAAGCCCTTACCTGCGACCACCAGTCATTGAAAGCGACCGTAGTGGCTTCGATAGACACGCTGCCCTGT